AAGTGAGTGAAAACCTATGAAACGACGCAAGATGTCCAAAGGTAAATCGAAGCGACTGTTTCGCGCTACCTCTGGTACGCATCCAAAAAATCTAAGTCGTCCGCTGCGCGGCGGCATTAGATTATAAAAAAGGGGTAAAAACAGATGGCCTGTCTTTACCCCCGAACGGGTTACCGATCTACCGAGGTTAACCCGTCTGGCAAACGTAGCTTGGTTTGGGATTCCAAACAAGGCTACGGTGACCTCAAAGTAATAACCGCCTGCGGCCAGTGTACTGGCTGTAGGCAGGCTTATTCCCTCGAATGGGCCACCCGTGTCCATTGCGAACAACAGCTGTATGAAGCAAATTGCTTCATCACGCTCACCTACGATGGGAAATCCCTCCCTCCTGGGGGCTCCCTCGACTACGACCACCACGAGCTCTTTATGAAACGTCTTCGGAAGCATTTCGCTCCGAGGACTATCCGCAATTACGCTGCGGGGGAGTATGGCGAAACGTCCCTCCGCCCCCACTTCCATTCCTGTCTCTTCAACCTCGACTTTGACGATAAAGAATTATGGAAAAGGCAAAACGGCGAGGACCTGTACACGTCCCCGATTCTGAACGATCTCTGGGGCAAAGGGAGAGCGGTAATCGGCTCTCTGACCTTTGCCTCTGCCGCCTATGTGGCACGGTATATTTTAAAAAAAGTACGCGGCCCCGATGCCGCGAAACATTACGAAATCTACGTGCCCGAAACCGGCGAATGTTACGATGTCTCGCCGGAGGCTCCCCGCATGAGCCGGCGACCAGGAGTTGGAATTCCCTGGCTCGAAAAATACTACAAAGACGTCTACCCTAGCGACTTCCTCGTCATAAACGGCAAGAAGGTGAAGCCACCTAAAGCTTTCGACCGGTGGCTCGAAAAGCACCACCCGCTCCTTTGGCAGAGGGTGAAATATAAACGAATTGCGAACGGCGACCGGCACGCCGAGAACAACACAATCGAACGCTTGCGAGTCCGCCGGGAGCTCGCTGAGCTTAAACTGAAACACTACAGAAGGATCTACGAAGTATGACACTCATGATGTACGCCGTTTATGACCATAAGGCTAAAGCCTACGGCCAACCTAAACTCGACTACAACACCGCGACTTGTCTGCGCTGGTTCTCCGACCTGGTTAACAAGGATGGCCATCCTTGGCAGGCCCACCCGGAAGATTACACGCTCTTTCAATTGGGCGAGTATGATGACCAGTCTGGTATGATTCTACCGTTGACAACACCAACTCCCATCGGGAAGGCTGTTGAGTACGTGAAGCATACCTGACGACGCAAAACCAACGCTCTGCTAGGCGCCGGCCCGAAAGGGCCGGGCCTTTAAATTTTAGGAAAATAAAATTATGAAAAAAGGCCGTTCAAACCAAGCCTTCTTTGCTCAAACGCCCGCCGTCCAAATGCCTCGTAGTTCGTTTAATCGAACTTACAATGGCAAAACGACCTTCGACGCGGGTAATCTGATCCCCATTATGGTCGATAAAGTCGTCCCTGGTGATACCTACAACGTTCGGCTGCACGCCCTGGCCCGATTGGCCACGGCTCAAAAGCCCGTTATGGACGACATCTTTCTTAATACCTTCTTCTTCTTCGTTCCAAACCGGTTGGTTTGGGACAAATGGGAACAATTCATGGGCGAGCGGAAGCCCGACCCTGACTCGTCGATTGATTACCTGATTCCGCAGACGAGCGCGCCTGACGGCGTAGGCTACGCCGTCCATTCGATTTTCGATTACATGGGTCTGCCTGTAGGCATCGAAAATCTAAGCCACTCTGTGCTCCCTATGCGCGGATATAATCTGATATTTAATGAATTTTTTCGGGACGAAAACCTTCAAGACAGCTTGCCTGTCAACAAGGACCAGGATGGTCCTGATCTTTATACCGACTATGTAATCAAGCGCCGTAACAAGGCGCGTGATTACTTCACGTCGTCCCTACCGTGGCCGCAGAAAGCGGACTCGGTTCTTATACCCGGCTCCGATTATCTACCCGTTCATGGTCTAGCTATGTCTGTCGGGGCCTCCGATTACGTGGGCACGGCCACAGGCACCCGCGATTCGTCTGGTACGAACGCTATCCCTACGGGCTCTGACTGGGACACCGTCGTGGCCGACCAGCTCCTCGTCCAGGGCGATAACGCCCAGACGGGCGGCCGTGCCCCCCGCATTCATGTGGACCTAACTGAGAATACTGACGGAACGATAAATGCGCTTCGAATGGCTGAACAACTCCAAGTGTTCTACGAGCGCGACGCGCGAGGCGGAACGCGCTTTATCGAGCTCCTAAAAAGTCAGTATGGGGTCACAAGCCCCGACTTCCGTCTTCAGCGCCCCGAGTACCTCGGGGGCGGGTCTTCACGGGTGAACGTATCTCCGATCTCCCAGACGGCGGCGACCGGCGCGACGGGTACTCCGCAGGGTAACCTAGCTGCAATGGGAGTTTGCACCGTCAAGGGGCACGGGTTCACCCATTCCTTCGTGGAGCACGGCTACATCATCGGTCTAATCTCTTGCCAAGCTAATATCAGCTACCAGAACGGCATAGAGCGCACCTGGCTAACTCGGACGAGGGAAGAGGAATACTTCCCGGCCTTCGCTAACCTGGGCGAACAAGCTACTCTGAAGGGCGAAATTTACGCTACCGGCACGGAAACGGACGATGACGTTTGGGGCTATAACGAGCGTTACTCCGAATACCGCTATAAGCCGTCGTTAATTACGGGGCTCATGCGGTCTGATGTGTCCGGATCTCTCGATGTTTGGCATCTGGCGCAGGACTTTGACTCCGCGCCTGGCCTAAACTCCGATTTCATCGAGGACAATCCGCCTATTGACCGCGTAATCGCGGTCCCCACCGAACCGCATTTCATCATCGACTATGTTGTCGGGATGACGACCGCGCGTGTGATGCCTACGCATCCACTGCCGGGAAATGCGAGTCGGTTCTAATGAAAATTTTGTTAAAAATTTTCGAGCCCCTCTGGCGAGGGGCTATTCAAACCCTTGACCCGTTCAGTATTGCCGCTATCGGCTCGGCAGTTGCCGGAGCCGGGCATGTGGGAGGCGCCGTTATAAGCGCCGACAACGCGGCCAATATCAACCGGGAAAACCAACAATTCGCGCGCGAGACAGCCGCGAGCAACCAGGGCTTTGCCCGAGAAGGGATGAGGTACAACCGTGAAGAACGTATCGCGCAAGAGCGATTTCAGGAACACATGTCCTCAACCGCTTACCAGCGAGCTATGGATGATGCTCGTCGCGCTGGTCTTAACCCTATTCTTACTGCAGCGGGTGGGGCTGCTTCAGCCCCTACAGGAGCCGCAGGTTCAGCGATGGGAGCAAATGCTCCCGGCTCAACCTCTGTCACTAACGACGCCGGAGGCGGGTTAGGACGGGCGACGTCAAACGCTGCTCAACTTGCAGCTCTGGACAAAGAGCTGGAAGCCAAGGACGCAGCGATTAATCTCGATAAAGCTGCGACCGTTGCAAAAATCACCGAGTCTCAGAAGAACGAGGTAACCGCTAAAGGTGTCGCTTTAGAGAACACCGCTCTTACATCTCAACTTCCCACGATTGCGGCCCAGGCCGAAAAGGACAAGGGCCAAGCAAACTGGGATAAATCTGCGCTCACTTGGGACAACATTGTCGGTCGTGGGGGAACCCTCATCGACATGGTAAAAGGCATTATCGGAACAAGTTCGAGCGCAAAAGGCCTGATTGATACGCTCACAGGCCAAAAAAAGGGCACTCCCTTAACCGGCCCAGATGGCCGGAAAATCTACCGGCATGGCAACACTAACTACTATCCACCAAAACATTAGGAGCAATATGAGCCTTAACTACGCTAACGATAAAAAATACAAAAAAACGAAACGTCCTGATGGCTCAACGCGACTCACCATGATCTTTGATCTTGTCGCCATGCCCTCCCGTACTAAAACCTCAATGCAAAAAGAATGTGACATTAGGAATATCCTTAAAACTTACCGGAAGACAGGTACTCCGCTTCCGTCCCTGGACCCGTCCCAATTCAAGGACGTGTCCAACCTTCCTTCCTACCATGAAGCACTTAACGTAGTGCGTAATGCTCAGGAGGCATTCGCGGCCCAACCTTCGTATATTCGGGATCGGTTTAAAAACGATCCCGCTCTCTTCCTGGCGTTCTGCCAGGACGCCGCGAACGCTGAGGAGATGGTAGAGCTTGGGCTCGCCGTCAAGCGCCCCGTGGCGGTGCCTCCAAACGAGCCGGACAAGGCTCCCAAGGCTTCGAAGAAGCCTAAAACCCCACCGGTTACTGACGGTGGGGGCCAACCGGAGGGCGGCAGTTCAGACCAGTGATCCCTTGATTATACTGGTCTGACTGACACCAATGTGGCAGTCTAAACAAAATGAACGAAACGAAAGTGAGTGAAAACCTATGAAACGACGCAAGATGTCCAAAGGTAAATCGAAGCGACTGTTTCGCGCTACCTCTGGTACGCATCCAAAAAATCTAAGTCGTCCGCTGCGCGCCGGCATTAGA